GTAACAGAAAACGCGCCCTTTGCCCAAACTGGAAATGCAAAACCAAGAACTTCATTTGGAATGAGCGAATTGACCGCAAGCTTTGGAACACCGCGCACTTGAGTCGTGGAGTCATACGATTCAATTTTAAATGGGATGCTAAGCTTACCAATAACAGGCTCAATTGTCATTGTTCCACTTCCTGTTACGCTTCCTTTAATAGAAACCCAACGATACCATCCACCAGTGTTTGGAGCATCAGCTGGATAACTGATTGTGCCCTCTTGCGATCCGCTTATATACCATTCACGAATAGTTGTGAAATTTATTCGATCCAATGACTCTTGAAGCTGCAACGTGCAAAGATTGGGTGAGCTAGTAGACGCCCAATTAGTTCGAGCAATGTATGACCCTTGAATAAATACAGCCGCGCTAGTGATGGTTCCAATAGCTGCCGTGATAGGCTCAGATGCCACGCGATTTATTGAGCCAGGAGAAAGTAGCCATGTTGAATTAACTTCGTTGGTGTCAAATGTTGCAGCATTAGCAATGAGTCGATAGTCTGTAATGGCAATCAATACCCATTGAGTTCCGACGCCTGGCCTGTCTGATCCATCTAATGCGGAAGTGTGAGCCGTCACACAGACGTAATTTGAACCAAAGTATTCGGTCACATTGCCTACAACGTAAGCTTGATTAATGTTCCAAGATGATTTGTAAGTAAGTTCAGTCCAAGATGCGTTAAGTAACACGCCAGCCGTTGACGTTGTAGCTGAATTGTAAACAAATGTGCGGATGTAAGTTTGGCTAGTCGTAATATACCACGTGCCTGTTCCTGCGGTATAGGTTGCAGGAAGTGTTGCTCCTGATGAATCAAGCTGAAATACATCATCAGTAATCTTGGTAATGACGCTTGTGATGTTTGCATTTGTCGCTCCGCCAACACCATAAACAGTCACCGTATCTCCAGTTGTTAGACCGTGAGCTGTAGACGTAATGCGAATTTTTGAGCTTACAATTACAGCGCCAGTTACAGCTTTAGTGTAAGGCAGCATTCTGATATTGCCTTTTGTATAAGTAGCCGCAGCACTCCAATCGTCTGCATCATACAAAAGCCGCAAAGTCACGGCATCACTCGGAGGATCAAGAGCAGGTGCAAACTGGAAAGGAACGTCAGTAAATGCCCAATTCGTATCAGCCACTCGCGTGATGATCTTTGGGTGCTGCGTTGCCACCGTCAAATACATCACGTCATTGAGCTGGACGAAGTGCAAGTCTGCAATTTCAGCTTCGGTGTAAGTCGTGGTAAGCGTAGCCTTTAGCGTGAAGACACCAGCCGAGTATGACCAAATCTTGATAGCGTTTGTTTTAAAGCCTAGAACGTAGCCCACATCGACCGAGCGCCGAAACGGAATCAATCGCACGCATCCAGTCACGTCTGCATTAGAAGCGCCGAAACGAGTGCCAGGCCTTTTGAATGCGCCACCGTATGAACGCACCATGAAGTTTTCAAGAAGCTTGCAGCCTGTCGCATATTTCTCGGAGTCTGTGCGACCGTCCATAATTGGCGACATTTCGCCGCCATTGAATACTGCCTTAATCGTTTGGAATTGTGCCATGATATTTAAGAGTCGATACCGATTCCTGCCCACGTTCCGCCCATGCGAGCGGCGATCACTTGCGAGTCGTTAAATGACGGGATTCTGCGTCCTTTGCCTTCGTTGGCATCGCGAGCTTTCACAGGTGGCGCAACAGTTTTCTCGTAGAATTGGCGCATATCTGTAGCTCGCCCAGTAGCACCTTGGGTATCTTGGGCGATGTAAGCCGCGAGAAGGAATGAGAATGCGGTCACAAAGTCGGCTGGATACTTGGTCACATCGGTAATGCGCTGGATGTATTTAAGGTTGATCGTTTCCTCGTCGGTAAGGATCAAACCTTTCTCAAACTGGAACTCAGCGCCGGCATCTTCAAGCTGTCCGCCGCCTGCATTGATTGAGATTGGACGCAAGCAATCGGCCGGCAGTGTGTGTTGAAAGTCCCAGTCAAATGCGGGAATGCCAACGACTTTACCCGTGCCGCTTGTGTAAGTGCCTGCAAACACCGAATCGTCGAGCGTAAAGTTGCTTGAATTAATTACTGTGACATACCATTGACCATTGGCAACGGTTACGCCTTGCACATCCTTTACATAAACACGTTCGCCTGTGGTGTAGCCATGTCCTGCGTGCGTGATCTTAACTAATCCGCTTGAATCAGTAACGGCAGTGCCTCCTGTGAGTGTGTGATACGTCACTGTTTGACGTTTGCGATTGGTCGCAAAATTCCACGGGTGCTCGCGCAAGACCTCATCAAGTGCCGTGTAAACTGGCGTGCCTGCTGTCGGATTATACCATTTACGCAAGCTCGCGGCCTGCTGTGTAGTATCCGTTGCCAAGTCGGTAAGCGCACGGCCACCGAGGTGGGCGATTGCAAGGTTTGCGATTTCGGTAGCTGTTGCGGCCATGATGCTGGGATAATACACAAAAAGCGGAGTGATGCAACAGCACCGCTCCGCTCTTTGGTTAGTTTAGGATCAATTGAAGTCCCAATAAGCAATCGTGAAGTAAAGCACGGTGTTTGCGGTCACGGTTAAAGCAGATGCCAAAGTAACAATAATCTGGGTATTGTCAGTGGTGGCAACGAAGGCTAAGTCACCGGCAGTGCCAGCAACAGCCGAGCCAAACGTCACAGTGCCACCAGCAGAAAGGACAATGCCGTCTGCGTAAACGTCAGCATTGGCGGATGTGCCGATGTCGAGCGTCAGTGTGGTGCCAGGATCAACACAGGAAACGTAGCTGTCGCCACGCGCTACGACTACACCTTTGGGAAGGTAGCAGAGGCTAAACGTGTCGCTGGTAGCTTCCGAGCCGGTGGTGGTATATGTCGCAAGAAGCGCTTTCAAAGTGCCTCCAGTGAGAGATGCTGGCGAACGTGTTGGACGTTCGGAACCATCAAGAAGCGCAGTGGCTTGATTGGTGAAGAGGGTAGTATTTGTAAGTGCGGCCATAAGGGTATTTTATTGAATGGTGAAGGTTAAGAGAAGGGCGGCTTTTACACCGCCCTTCTCAGGTTAGATTAAGGAGTTTCGTCGCTGTAGATACGAACCACTTTTTCATTCTCAGAGCGGACCGCGCCGAGCATCATTGTGGAGCGGATTTGCATTGCGTGGCGGCGTTGCGGAAGGATGTCCATGCGGGTCTGGCGGTCAGACATTGCAAACTTGATTGCCGACTTGTGGAAGGCAAAGCAAGAACGGATGTCAGCAACCGAAGAAACAGTGCCAACTGGGAGACGCTGGGATTTCAGGAACTTGAAACCAAGGAAGGTGCCAACATTACCTTCAACCAAAGCTTTGACTGTGTTAAAGTCAGCGCTGGTGATGGCTGTGTCACGAAGCAGGTCTTGCTCCTGTTGAGCACCGATTACAAGGTAACGGTCGCTGTCTGGAACTTCGCTCACGTCCATGAGATACTTGGCGCGGCGCAACTTACCAACCGTAAGGCCGGATTGAGCGGTAGAACCAGTTTCAACATAGTTTGAAGCAATGCTTTGACCAGCAGAAAAGGGGTCAGGAGTAGTGCCGTCTTCACCAATGTAGCGGGTGGCATCAAAAGCAGAAATGACAACGTCATCAATTGCACGATTGAAAGCCTGGGCGTGAGCCTGAACCTCGTCAGAAGTTGGCAGCACGATGGTTCCAAGGAAGTGCTTGTCCCATTCGTCGAAGGTGGTGACTTTCTCTTTTGGACGTTGGGTGAGCCAGTATTTCGAGCCGTCAAACTCGCCATCAGGAGTGTCACCTTTGCGGGTGAGGATGTCCTGAGCTTCGGAGTCGTTCAAAAGGTTGAACCACTTTTTCTTGCCAGTGAAATCAGCACGGGTAATGGAGTTAAGAAGGCGGGAGTCGAGCTGTTGCAGGACTTGATCGAACGATGTCTGGAACATCGTTGGGTAGAATGTATCAATGGTAGCCATAAAAAAGGTAGTTTGGTAGAGTTGGGAAAAGCCGCTCAGTGAGCAGCAAGAGAGGTTTGCTTTGTCTCCGTTCCTTGGTTCTCCACAGACGTGGGCCGAGTTATCGGCAATCGAATTGTCCTTTGCAGGGTCCGTTTGTTATTGCAGTTTTCTCATATCTGAGAAATATGGCAAGCTTTATTTTATCAATTTTGAGAAAATGGGCAAAAATTTAGCTTGTTAATCCTTGCCAATGTTCTATTTTTAAGCAGATTCAAATAGGTTTGCACTGTGGAGCGGTGTGATCCGCACTACTTGCAAACCGCAACTAGGCCGACATTGCTCCACGATGTCGGCCTTTTTGCATCTCGGGCATCTCCTGCCTGATATAATTGGCAGTGTCCCTGAGCGGGCAACGCGGGCCAGTGATGGAGATTCGGCGCACGGTGGAAAGCAGATCAACCGTGCTGAAGTCGCACTCGAAA